CTGTCGTAGGGGTTCCCTCTAAGTGGAGTGAGTAGAAATGGAAGATAATAACGAAAATGTCTTAACGTTTGGTGATAAGTCGTATTCGCCAGATGATTTGAGCGATCAGCAAAAGTATTTTGCAAATCAAATTCAGGCATTGCAGGGTCAACGCAAAAATCAACAGTTTTCTATTGACCAGCTAACCGCCGCGCTTGAGTTTTTTACCGGGCAGCTTATTGCTAGTTTGCAGCAAGAAGACGAACAAGAAGACTCTTCAGCAGTAGGCTAATATCATGCCTACAACAATAAAAGACGTTGACGCAAAATTAAATACCCATGAAGCGGTATGCGCGGAACGTTGGAAAGAAACTGTTGAACGTATAAAACGCCTTGAAATGATTCTTATAGGGTCTGCCGGGGCTGTTATGCTTATGATGGCGGGTATGTTGTGGAAGATGTAGCTCATGATCGAGTTGTTCAACGCTGCTTGGCCCGTCATTGTTGCTTTAGTTGGTTTAATTGTTATTTTAGCCAAAATGCACGGTGATTTAGAGGTACTCAAAGATAAAGTAAAAGTGTTATTTGATCTGTGGAACAGTAAACAATGACCCAGAAACAACTTCAACCTGAAAGTACGTATAATGCTCTTGATCTTGATGGTGACGGAGTTGTTTCTGATAATGAGCTGGCAGCGGCGGAGGCGCTAGAGAAACACGAAAAAGCAGATGCTCAAAGACGTATGGCGTGGATATCTCTTATCTCCATGCTTATTTTTACTGCTATGGTGTTTCTTCCCGTTTTTCCTGACAGTCGTATCAAAGCGTTAGCAGACTTGTTTGGGCTATTCTACATAGGAGTAGCTGGAGTAGTGGGCGCTTATATGGGTATGACTGCGTATATGAGTGCAAAAAAGTGAAATATATATGCGGGTTAGTGTTCTGTTTTATAGCTAGTGAAGCTATAGCGCAGAATGTATGTGGTCCTCGTGAGGAACTTGTTTTGCGGTTGTGGAATAAATGGCAAGAGGCACAAATAGCTCACGGGCTGGTTAATGATGGTCGGCTAGTAGAAGTATTTGTTAGTAAAGAGGGTTCGTGGACAATTCTTATTAGTGATCCAAATGGTAGATCGTGTGCGGCTAGTGCGGGGAAAAATTGGATGGTATTTGAGCCCGTAATTCCAAAAGAAAAAACGTTATGATAAGCCTTTTGGGTACATTGTTAGGTTTTGGTACTTCTATAGTGCCAGAGGTGTTGGGTTATTTTAAACAGAAGCAGGCTAATGAACAAGAATTGGCAATGCTTGAGGCTAAAGCTAACTATGCGGATAAGTTATCTGAATTAAAAATAAAGGAACTTGACGCTGAAGCCGATATTGCCGAAGCCAAAAATATTTATGCCCATGATGCAAATCTTGACTCTGGAAGTTTTGTCAACGCTCTTCGCGGTTCTGTTCGTCCTGTCATTACTTACGCCTTCTTTATCCTGTTTTCTACCGTCAAAGGGGTCACGTTATACACAATGGTAGCAACAGATGGTATGGATTTGACAGCGGGTATGCTAGCTGTGTGGGATGAAGAAACTCAGGCTATTTTTTCTGCGATTATAGCTTTCTGGTTTGGTAATAGGGCTATGTCTAAAGCCAGAGCGTATATAAGTAAAAAAGAATTGTAAGTATGAAGCAGCGGTATGAATCAAAAGAACTTAGCGACAGTAAATCTTCTATTGTTGCGGCGCATACTATAGATATAGTGTGTGATTCTTGTGGTTTCGATGTGGATGAAGATGACTTAAACTCCGATAAATGTCCTGATTGTGGGGCACCTTTGGAGTTAAAACAAAATATAACTGTAGAGGTAGCTCCTTTAGTTATATTTGTGGATACTTCAGGGTGATTTATAATGCCACTACAGAAATTACAATTTAAGCCCGGTGTAAATAGAGAAATAACACGTTATGCCGCTCAAAATGGTTGGTACGACTGTGACAAAATACGTTTCAGGTACGCTTTTCCTGAAAAAATAGGTGGTTGGTCGCGTATATCCGGTAATACCTTTTCGGGTGTTTGTAGATCACTTTGGTCTTGGGTTACTTTAACCGGTATTAAACTTGTTGGGGTTGGTACCCACCTTAAATTTTATTTAGAGCGTGGAGGATTCTACAGCGATATAACTCCTATACGCGCTACAACTACAAATGCTGCTACATTCGCTGCTACTAACGGGTCTACTACTATAACGGTAACGGATAGTAGTCATGGAGCTTCAGTAGGAGATTTTGTTACTTTTAGTAGTGCTGTTTCTCTAGGGGGCGCTATAACAGCGAATATACTCAATGCGGAACACCAAATAGTAGCAGTTACTAACGCAAATACATATACGTTTACATCTTCTGTGGCTGCAAACTCTTCCGATTCTGGTAACGGGGGGTCTGCTACTGATGCTGCTTACCAAATAAGTGTAGGGTTATCTATCGAAGTGCCGGTAACTGGATTTGGGTCAGGTACTTGGGGATCAGGTACTTGGGGATACGGAACTCCCGGTGCTACACCTTTACGTCTGTGGAGCCAATCCAATTTTGGGGAGGACCTTGTATTTGGACCGATAGGAGGTGGGGTATATTATTGGGATGCTACAAACGATACAACTACTAGGGGGGTAGCGTTATCTAGTTTGGGTGGGGCATCAAATACACCTACGATTCAGAATTTTATACTTGTTTCAGATATACATAGATTTGTTTTTTGTTTTGGAACAAATACGTTAGGTACTACGACCCAAGACCCTTTGCTACTCCGTTGGTCGGATCAAGAAGATGCTACTAATTGGACACCTTCAGCTACTAATCAAGCTGGCAGTCTTTTGTTATCTCGGGGTACTAAAATAGTAACCGCGCAACAATTTAACCAAGCAATTAATGTGTGGACTGATTCTTCTTTGTATAGTTTGCAATTCTTAGGGGGTCAGGTTGTATGGGGAGCACAGCTTGTCGGTGATAATATATCTATAGCTTCGCCTAATGCTACAGTATTTGCTAACGGTGTATCCTACTGGATGGGTAAAGATAGATTTTATATGTACGACGGGCGTGTTCAACCTCTCCGCTGTGATTTATTACGTCATGTAGTAGATGATATAAACAGAACCCAAACAGACCAAATATTTGCTGGTACTAACGAAGAATTTAGTGAAGTATGGTGGTTTTACTGTTCTAATGGGTCAGATACAGTAGATAGATACGTAATATACAACTACGAATACCAAATATGGTATTATGGTACTCTTGCTAGGACTGCTTGGTTAGATTCTGGTATTCGTGATTTCCCCCTTGCTGCAACATATAGTTATAATTTGGTTAACCATGAAGAAGGTGTAGATAATGGCGAATCTGATCCTCCTACAGCTATAAGCGCACACATAACATCTTCAGAGTTTGATCTACAAGATGGGGATAAATTTGGGTTTATACGGCGTGTCCTACCCGATATGACGTTTTTAGGTTCTACCGCAGATTCGCCGGGAGCTACGATGACGTTTTATCCCTTAAAAAATTCCGGTTCGGGGTACACCACCCCTGCATCTGAGGGTGGGAATAGTACTGGCACTATAACTAGGAGTGTTGCTACTCCTGTAGAAGCGTATACGGATCAAGTTAATGTTCGAATACGTGGTAGACAAATGGCTATAAAAATAGAGTCTACAAGTGCCGGAGTACAGTGGCAGTTGGGTAGTCCTAGAATAGATGTGCGAGCGGATGGACGAAGATAATGTCACACGATACTACACACAGCATAAGTTTTACTGCTCCTATACTGCCGCTTGCACCTAATGAATATGAAATGGTGTATTTTAACCATTACAATGACGTATTAAGGTTGTATTTTAACCGTATTGACGAGGCTTTCAGAGATAGGGGTAGTGAAGAATACTCTGAATCCGTAGCGTGGTTTATGGGCTAATGGCTAATAACTACAAAAACGCTAAACTTGATTTAACCTCTACGTCTGTAACGACGTTATATACTACCCCTACGGCTAAAACAGCTATAGTTAAATCTATTCTGGTGTCTGAAGATTCGGGTAATGCTGATACTATAACACTTACGTTAACTAATTCGGCTAGCGCTGTATTTAGTTTGTTCAAAACTAAGGCTGTATCTGCGAACACTACCGTAGAGTTATTATCCGCCCCTCTTATAGTTGAGGAGTCCGAAATACTTAAAGTTACGGCTGCTACCGCTAACCGCTTGCATGTTGTGGCTAGTTTGTTGGAAATAGGATAAATATAAAAATGCCTCGTATGAAGACTATAGACAGTAAAAAAGAGAAGGTTCCGACCGAAGTTGTGTTTGTGCTAGCTATTGACCAGATTGGCAGTAAATATGACCCTGCTACTACTATGGCTGTTATAGCTAGGGAAGGAAGTATGCCGTCTGCCGACACCGTTCAATTTGGCAATACTGTTTTTCTGGCCCATAGAGGAAAAGGAGATAATTACAGTAAAATGGTTGGTAGGGCGTTTAATATAGATACGGCAAGAAACTTTATTGAGAATGTTTTACAGTACCTAGAATATTTACGAAAAAAAGGTATTACCCATTATACAGTTTTATTTAGTGGGGATTTAATACTTAAACTTGTTAAAATATTAGAAAAAGTAATTAACACTAACTCTGATAGCACAGCTTTCATAAGAAACAGAGAAACTGGCGATGACGAGTACGCGGGCTTTGTTAAATTTGGTAGCGACAGTATACCAGAAAGTGTGTAAATGGGTTCCGTAGTAAGCAGTGTTGGTAGTTTTGTAGGAGATATCGTCGAATTTGCCGTTGACGATATTATTTCTCCTGTTGTTAGTGCTGTCGGCGATGTTGTTGGCGGTATGCTCGATGATCCTATTAATGCAATTCTTACAGTAGCTTCATTTATACCCGGACCTCATACTCCGTATGTATGGGCAGTGAAAGCCGCGTATGCTGCGTCTCAAGGTGATTGGTTATCCGCAGCTATGAGCGTTGTTAGCGCTGGTTATAGTGAATTTATAGCCCCTAGTGTAGATGCTTGGGTAAGTGATACCGCTGGAGAAATTTTTGGTACTACCAGTAATTTTGGAGGAGATTTAGGCGCAGAAATAGCTTCTGAGGCAGTAACTTCAAGTCTTACTCAAGAAGTACTTATAGGTGCGGGTAAAGGTGCGGCTATGAGTGCGGTTTCCGCGGCTATTAGAGGGGGAGATATTAAAAACGCTGCCCTTGTTGGAGGACTTACTGGAGGAGCTAGGAAATATATATCGGGGGCTAAATTTGTTCCAGATGAAGATATAGATTATGACCACGATATAGAAGTTGACGAAGCAACATATGAAAGTTCAACAAGCTATATATCTGATGGGCTTTCTAAAGCATCATCTACAGTACGTAAGGCATTTAAAGACCTTCCCGATATAGCTCAAGAAATTATAGTAGATACTACTGCCGCAGCAGTTACCGCCGCCGTTTCTGGTAGAGACGTAAAATTAGAAGAAATACTTCCTACGGCACTAACACAAGCTGCTGCTAAGGTGTATCTAGCAGAAGGGGTTGTTAAGGACTTATACCAAACACACTCCGATGCTTCTCCTGAATTCATAAATAGTAGGGTTGCTCTAGTAAATAAGGCTCTTGATGAGGTTGTTAGAGCTGCATATACGGGAGCAGATGCGTCCGCAGTGTTTGAAGGGGTAATGAGGGAAGATGCGTATAATCAATTATCTGATGGGTTGATTCGTGCGATTAATAGTGAAGATGTAAATGAATTCCTTAAAGATTATTCTACTAAAAACGACGCGTACTACGAAAAATATGGTTACACTGAAGACCTTAAAAATAGGGTAAATAATTTTGCCGATAAAATTAATGAACATAAGATAACAAAACTTCATAGGGGAGAGATAGAAGACCTTCCATTTACTTTAGACCATATGGAAGCAAAGATAGCGGATTATAATAAACGTTTAGATGATTACAATGAAAGCCAACGAAAAAGAGATGTTATAGAGGTAAGACAGCAAACGGCTCAAGGCGATTCAGAATTAGGTACTAGTGATGAGTACACGGGTTGGTCGTATCATGCGCCAGGATATGGTAAATCAGTTCCTCCTCCTTCAAAATCAGGTTATTACTATGACTCAGATGGCGAAGGTAGTATGCAGTTTAGACAAACAGGTCAGTCAGAATATAGAAGGCGTGTATTACCTCAAACCAACGCTGACGCTGCTTTAGAGGCAGAATTTAGATCAGGAGTTGAAAGAGACGAAATACGAAGTTGGTTAGATCAACATAACCTCTACCATTCCGACTACTTATCAGAGTTAGAAAATTTTAAAGCCTTACGTACAGAATATGATAATTCATTACTAGAGTTAGGGGTATTACAAGAAGCTGTTGTTCAATCATCAGCAGGTGGCGACACAGTAGTAAACGAAATTATAAGGCCAGCAGCCGCTAAGTTTGTAGTTAACAGTTTTTTTCCGGGGGATTTGGCTGCAGAAATTGATTCTGAAGAAGAAGCAAGTAGTTTTTATACCCCCGAACAACTGTTATATTTTGATTCTGAATATTATAATGGAGCCCAAAGAAAACCTAACTCTAACGGGGAATGGAAAGACGGCGCAGATAGTAGTTTAACGGCAGAAGAACATTGGTTACTTACAAAACGTGTAAATGCTGTTAATGGCACGCAAAACGATCTAGCAATTAAACAGATTATAGATGGTGCAATACCTCCACAAGTTAAACTTAATCTAATTAAAATTGCTGATTTTCGTAATCGTAAAGAATACAAAAAACGTTTGGAGAACGATATTGAAGCTGAAGGTGTAGCCGCAGATAGTGAGGGATCGGCGACAAAATATCAAAAAGAGTATCGTAATGAGGCTTATAATAGGTTCTTATATGAGACGCACGATTTAATAAGCGCGGAAGTTCTAGAAGATACGGTAAGAGGATTTGAGACCGGAGACGCTGCCACTTTAACTTACGGAGATGATGGAACTATTGTTTTAGCTTCTGAGTTAGCTTCGTTAGCTGTTACCGAAGCGGCTAAAACAGTTTTTAATAATATAGCGGACGAATATGCAGTAGGCGAGGATTGGGATAATTGGGAAGCAGAACAAAATTGGAGTGGCCCCCGTGCCCCCGAAGTATTTAGTGACAGGTATTTAAGTGCAGAAGAGAGAGCCGCGCTAATAGCTAGTAATAAACTATCACTATACTCCTATATCCCAACAGGAATAAAACTAGATGGTTCTATAGATTTTAGTGAGCCAGTATGGGGTCTTGCTGAAGCCGTAAAAGATTTAGAACCTTGGGGACCTAGACTTAATCCAGCAACAAACAAAATTGAAGATGGTAAACTTTTAGGCCCAACCTATACGGAATATGTTGTTCAAACCGGTGATACAGCAGGAAAAATAGCTAAAAAGTTAGGTGTTCGTGTAGAAGATTTAGCGGGGGTAGGTAATGATCCAAATTTAATTCGTCCGGGGCAGGTTCTTACAGTTCCTATAGCTTCAAAACTTGACGTACCATTGGCTGAAGTGCAGCAGGGTTACGTTGTCAATAGTGATGAGCTTGGTAAAGCCTTAATGGATTTTAATGTAGTAGATATCCCTGAAGCTATATATGAAGAGATTACAAACCTTGGTACTGCACTGAATAACTCTGAAGAAACGTATGCACGCGAACTAAAACGAATAACGGCGGGGCAGTTAGAGACTGTTTTTCAAATTAAACAACGTATAGATGCGGCTGTAAAAAACCCGGGAAAGTTTTTGGACGGAATATGGAACTCTATAGAAGGTGGTATCAACAATATTAGCCAGACTATTGAAGATATAGCTAATAATACATATAAACAAAAAGTAGACCCGGGAGATCAAGTCACATTAATACAGCGAATACAAAAAGTAAAACATGCCAGACAAAGCGTAGAAAACCAACAGTTAATGTTGGACACATATATAAAAGGAGGATTTAGCGAGGATGAGTTAATCGCAATTCATGGAATTTCACCAACTGAAGCAAGAAAACTAGTAAGTTGGTTAGGGGATAGTACTATAATAAATGAAGAGGTCATAGCTAAAATGGGGGAAGATCCTTCAGATTTAGCTAGACCGGCTAAAGCATGGGATAGATATAGAAGTCAGTCGGAAAAATTACAGGGAGCATATAATCGAGTTTCAGAATGGGAAAAACTACATGAGGCTAAAGCGTGGGAAAATAAAACTGAACGGCAACCTACATTAACACAACCGGGCTATAAATTTCCCGGTGATCCTTGGTCTCCAGAGGGATTTGAAAATGGTATTCGGTTAAAAGATTTGCAGTTCATAAATCCTGTTTTGTGGCGAACTGAAGTAGAACGGATAGGTAGGAATTTAAGTGAGGAAGACAAACGAAATATACACCCTGCCGATAGAGTTTTAGCAGAAACACTCGTAAGTATTAATGATGCTAACAGGAGCAGATCACTTGGCTCTTGGGAAAATCCTATTAGAAATAATGAACAGAAAGTAGGATATAACAAAGGCAATGATCTTATGTACGCGGTTGTTGATGCAGGGGCACAACTTACACAGGCAATGGGGGGTATAGTTCAGTGGTATAATATAGCGTCAGGTAAGGGAACAGGTGAGAAGGACAACCCTATTACGGAAAATAGTGAGCTTGCCTTTAAACTCAATCAAATAGCTGAACATTTAACTGACATAGCAACAGCTAATACTAGTGATAACCTTAAAGCGTCGTTGGACCGTTACCATAAAATAATTAGTGAGGGAGAGGGCGGCGCGTGGGCTGGCGCAGCACAGGTTGCATCAGCCATATATAACGAACCCTATGCCTTTTTTGTAGGTAAACTACTACCGGAAATATTTACAGAAATACCTCCATTAGTTGTAAGTCTAGGTACTGGTACTACCGCGGCTTTGCTTGCAGCTAAAGTTGTGGCTAAAACTGCGGGTAAACAAGCGGCACTTCAATCATTAGCAATGTCTACTGGGTGGTCTACAGACCGTATTTTAGCCACAGCGGAAACTTTTGGAGGTACTTTTGATGAACATTTTGAAGATTTGTATAATATAGGTATACAAGAAGGTCTTACTAAGACCGCAGCTATGCAAAAAGCCTACGAAGGTGCTACATTATCATCCGCTGCTTCCGCGGGTATTGAACTATTCTTAGGGGGATTAGACCCTTCTGCTAATTTTGTTAAAAAAGCCCTAGGCGGTAACATCAAGAGTATAACATCTACTGAGAAATGGCTTGAAAGAGCAAGAGTAGCTGGGAGGATAGTAGCTGAAGGCGT